TAATTGACTTAGAGACTATGATGCCGGTCTTAATGGGAATGCTTGGCCTTGGGGCAATGCGTTCGTATGAAAAGACCAAAGGCGTGTCGAGGGAAAAGTAAATGTCAAGAACACGCGGTGGCGACGACGACACTAGAACAATTGAATACGATGCAATTTTTAATGAAATGTATCGCGTTCGAGATACTGGCGGTGGTGCTGGGGGAAGAGCAAGAGCCACACTTCAAGATTATATTGCCGCTATTCGTAGTTCCATTAGAAGAGAGCTAACAGAAGAAGAACTGGCAGAAGCCCAACGACGTTATAACCAACAAACAAGAGCGCGGATTAGAGAGCGTCTCCCTGGTTGGCGTGGAGATAGAGAGCAAGCTCAAGAACTCTTAGATGTTTTAGGTGAGATAGCTGAAACAGGACAAGTTCCAGATGATTTAGACCCAAGAATTTTAGATGCTCTTGAGGGTTTAGATCCAAACGATGCAGATGATTATCACGATATCTATGACATTGTTGTTGATATTTTAGGATCAGGTACTGGTGAAGTTAATGACTGGCTTGATGAAAATTATCCAGAACCGGAACCCGAACCCGAACCCGAACCGGAACCTGAGCCAGAACCGGAGCCGGAGCCGGAGCCTCAGCCGGAACCTGAACCAGAGCCTACAGAGGATCCTGAAGAAAACCCTTGTGAAGATCCTATATATGCGGCTTTAAATCCAGTTGAGTGTGGAGAACCTTCACTTCCTGAGCCACAGCCAGAACCTGAACCCGAACCTGAGCCGGAACCGGAGCCCGAATTGGAACCAGAGCCCGAACCCGAACCGGAACCCGAGCCCGAGCCCGAGCCTGAGCCAGAACCGGAGCCCGAGCCAGAACCGGAGTCTGAGCCAGAAGAAGATCGCTGTGAAGATCCAATTTATGCGGCGTTAAATCCTACTGAATGCGGAGAGCCTCCGCTTCCAGAGCCACAGCCTGAACCGGAACCCGAACCAGAGCCAGAACCTCAGCCAGAACCTCAACCCGAGCCCGAACCGGAGCCTCAGCCAGAACCTGAGCCAGAACCTGAACCCGAGCCAGAGCCGGAACCCGAGCCGGAGCCAGAGCCAGAGCCCGAAGGCGAACGAGATATTTTTAAAGAAATCTTAGATGAAGCCGCAGAAACGGGCGAAGACATTACTGAAGAAACAATTGAAACTGCTAGAGGTATTGTGGATGAAATTGGGCGAGCTGTTGTAGGTTCAATTCCTAAAAATCCAAATGATCTTAAAGATTTAGTTGTAAAAATTATTAGAAGTACTGCAGGAGTATCAAGAGATTGTGAGACATGGACAGAAAGAGTTCCAGATGGTGAAGGTGGTACATATCAAGGATGGAAAGACTGTGTAAATATTGGAATTATACTGTCAATTCCTGGCATTGATATTCCATTGCCGCCTGGAATGGTTGATATCACATGGAAAGATCTTGAAGATTTAATTAAAGAAGCCGGTCAAGACATAAGAGATGTGCTTGAAGATCCTGCTGGCTGGTTAGAAGAAACTTTAGAAGAGGCAAAAGACAAGATACGCGGAATTTTAGCTGATATTCAAGGTGACATATCAGTTGGAACGCTTGGCGGCATTATAGAAGATGCAGTTGGCGGTTACATTGGTGCATTAATTATTGGTGAAATTGAAGAAGAGATTGAAGAAAACAATCCTTTTTTAAACATAGCAGAAGAAGATTCATGTGCAAATGGAGCTTTAAACTTTCCTGAATGTACTGAGTGTCCTGAAGGGTTTCAGTATTTTGAAGCAACAAAAGAGTGCCAGCCAGTAAAGCAAGCCCCTATTGGACCAACAGCAGAAGAATGTGCTGAACAAAACAGAAAACACATACCAGCCGAAGAAGGCGGTACAAGTCGTTGTGGTGGTTGTTTATCTGGCTATCAACTTAATGAAGACGGTACTTGTGTCGATACTCCGGTTGAATGCACGGGAGATCAGGTATACAACGAAACATTAGGTGAGTGCGAAGATCCTCCTGTTCAATATGAAGAGGGTGAGCCTTGCAAAACGCTTGACGGGGAAGACGGCACTTATGATGCTGATGGTAATTGTGCGGCAGATCCTGAACCCGAACCTGAACCCGAACCAGAGCCGGAGCCTGAACCGGAACCAGAACCAGAGCCAGAGCCAGAGCCAGAGCCGGAGCCAGAACCTGAACCGGAACCAGAGCCGGAACCAGAACCGGAACCTGAGCCTGAGCCTGAGCCGGAAGTGGAGCCAGCGGGCAATCCTTGTGAGACTTCTACAGGAGAAATGGGGACTACAGACGGAAAAGGTGGCTGTATTGCATTAGAGCCTGAACCTGAACCAGAACCGGAACCTGAGCCAGAGCCCGAACCTGAACCAGAACCTGAGCCGGAACCGGAACCTGAACCGGAACCTGAACCAGAGCCTGAACCGGAGCCGGAATCTGAACCTGAGCCGGAACCAGAACCGGAACCGGAGACGCCTACTGGACCTATGGAAGGCGACTCATGTGAAATTAATGGGCAAACAGGAACCATTCAAAATGGTGTCTGTATTCCTACGGAGGTTGTAGAGCCAGAGCCATGTGCTAATGGAGCTACTAATCCCCCCGAATGTACAGAGTGTCCTGAAGGAACAACCTTAATAAATAACATTTGCTCTGAAACAGTAATAGAGCCAGAGCCTTGCGCTAACGGTGCTACCAACCCACCTCAATGCACAGAGTGTCCTGAAGGCATGACGCTCATTGATGGTATTTGTTCTGATTTTGTTCCAGAGACTGAGCCAGAAGAAGAGTGTGCAAATGGTGCAGTAGATTGGCCGTTATGTTCTGAGTGTGTTGACGGTTCAAGACCCGATCCAGATTTAGGGTGCCAGGCACCTGAAGAAGAATGTCCTGAAGGCACTACAAGAGATCCAGAAACGGGTGAGTGTTTACCTTCTGGCGTTGAAGAGCCTCCAGAAGTAAGTGGTGGTGGCGGTGGTGGTGCTGGTGGTATGTTTAGCCCATTTATGGCAGGAATAAACTACCAGCTACCTGAGATACAACCTTTGGTATTGCCGCAAACAGCCAACGATATGATGGGTGGATTGCTAACTAGATTAATAGTGGATAGGAACAAGTAATGACTTATCTAAATATAGTAAACAACGTACTGCGGCGGCTTCGAGAAGAAGAGGTAACGTCGGTACAGGAAAGCACATACGCCAAGATGGTTGGCGATTTTGTTAATGACGCAAAGCGTATGGTGGAGGATGCTTGGGACTGGTCGGCACTGCGAACTACCTTGACCATTACTACAACGGAAGATGTTTTTAACTATACGCTCACGGGTAGTCAAAACAGAATCAAAGCACTTAACGTAATTAACGATACGTCTAATCTCTTTATGGAGTACAAAACGGCTACGTTTTTTGATGAGGCTTACTTGATTTCTGAGCCAAGAAAGAGTGCGCCGACTTACTACACCTACAATGGCGTAGACAGTGACGGCGATACACAGATAGACATCTATCCAACTCCTGATAAGGCATACACTATTCGCTTTAACTGCGTAAAACGTGCGGCTGACCTATCTGCTAACGATGACACTATGACTATTCCGTCAATGCCTGTGATTCACATGGCTATTGCTTTGTTAGCTAGAGAGCGTGGAGAAACAGGAGGCACATCGGCACCTGAATACTTTGCTATTGCCGATAAGTATTTGTCTGATGCTATTGCGCTAGACGCACAAAAACATCCAGAAGAAGTAGTCTTCTATACGGCGTGAGGTAGTTATGGCTCAACCACTACAAAGCATTAATCTTGTAGCTCCAGCCTTCAAGGGAATCAATACAGAAGATTCTCCGCTGTCACAAGATCCGTCGTTTGCCGATGTTGCTGATAATGCAGTTATCGACAAGCGTGGACGTATTGCATCTCGCAAAGGCTATAACGTAATTACAACCACTAAGACCGAGCTTGGAACTGCAAAAATTAGAGCCATCAAAGAGTTTCGGGATGATGCTGGTAACAGCAAGATATTTTCTGTTGGTAACAACAAGATTCTTAGCGGCACTACAACATTAGCCGATGAAACTCCCGGCAGTTACACCATTACTCAAGACAACTGGAAGATGGTCAACTTTAACGACAAGATCTATTTCTTCCAGCGTAGCTATGAGCCGCTCGTCTATGACAATACAGGTGGTTCAGTAGTTAAGTTAAGTACAGTATCTGGCGCGGCTGGTGTTACTAGCGCGATATATGGCAACGAAGTCTTAGCCGCATATGGCAGATTATGGGTAGCAGACTTTGGCGCTAATAAATCTACTGTTTATTGGTCTGATCTTCTTATTGGGCATGATTGGTCTGGTGGTACTAGCGGGTCCATTGATATCTCAAAAGTATGGCCTGACGGCCATGACGAGATTGTGGCGCTGGCGGCACACAATGGCTTACTAATTATTTTTGGTAAGCACAGTATTGTTGTGTATCAGGGAGCAGAGGCTCCTGCCACCATGTCCCTTGCGGATACCGTAGCAGGTGTTGGGTGTGTTGATAGAGATACTGTTCAGTATACGGGCACAGACGTGTTGTTCTTATCGCAAACAGGTTTAAAAAGCTTTGGCAGAACAATACAAGAAAAGTCGATGCCTATTACAAGCCTGTCTAACAACATCACAAAAGACATCATTGATCTTACTCAAAACGAGATTAGCTTTTTTAGAACGGTTTACAGCCCAGAGAATGGTTTTTACTTATTAACTTTTGTTAATCAGGATACTACGTACTGCTTTGATGTTAGAGGCACGGTAGAGGGTGGTGCCTATCGCGTGACTCGATGGCCTGGCACTGGCTTTACAGCTTACACACGCCTTGAAGATGGCACGTTGTACATTGGTAACGGCAATGGGATTAGCGAGTACACAGGTTATAGAGACGATGGCGAGCCATATCGTTTCAAGTATTACAGCCCCGGCCTTACCTTTGGTGATCCTTCTCGTTTAAAAATACTAAAAAAGCTACGCCCTACGATTGTTGGCGCAAACAGCGCGATTATGTTTTTAAAGTGGGCGTATGACTTTGGGACATTTTTTCAGACTGCAGAGTTTACAGTAGGTAATCAGATAACTGGCTACTTCAACGAAAGCGAATTTAACAGTACAGCAGAATTTACAGGTGGTGATCTTACGTCACGTCGTGGAATTAACACGACAGGAGGTGGCGGTGTCATTACTATTGGGTTGGAAGCAGACATAGACGGATCAGGTTTGTCTCTCCAAGAGATCAACGTGTTAGCACTAATGGGTAAAGTACTATGAGTAACTATACAAAGACCACAGACTTTGCCGCTAAAGACAGTCTACCTTCCGGTGACAGCGGCAAAATCATTAAGGGCGCTGAATTTGAAACAGAATTTGACGCGATTTCTACGGCTATCGCTACGAAGGCGGACATTGCTTCCCCTACGTTTACAGGCACAGTAACAATTCCTGCACTGACGTTCACAGGCACTCTGTCAACAGGAACAATTGATGGGGGTACATACTAATGAGTTTAGATTGGTTATTGGGCGCTGGTGGCACTGGATTACTTGCTCGTGCTTATGGTGAACTCGGCGATATCGGGGAAAGAGGAATTAGATTAGGCACTGAGCTTGCTGAAGAGCAAATAGGTCAGGCTCAATTCCGTCCTTACACAATTACTACTGGCACAGGCGGTACATTTGGCACTCGCATAGATCCAACTACAGGCCAACTGTCTACCACTATGGCTTATTCGCCGCAGGAACAAGCATTGTCACAAGCATTGTTTGGTCAAGCGGGGCAAATGCTAGGCCAGCCAGTACCCGGCGCAGGTCAGTTACAACAAGCTGGAATGGATGTTCTTGGCAGAGGCCAAGGAATGATAGGTCAGCCAGTATTTGGCATGGATCCTACTAGAGCGGCGTCTACGCAAGCATTTGGCCTTGGCGGTCAATTTATGGAACAGGCAGGAATGCCAACCGTTGATCGAGAAGCGGCTATTTACGAGCGCATGAGAGAGGCACAGCGTCCAGGAGAAGAGCGTCAAGCTTTGGGGCTAGAAGAGCGACTAGCGGCTCAAGGCCGTTTAGGTGTTCGTACAGCGCAATATGGCGGCACCCCTGAACAATTGGCTTTAGCTCAAGCGCAGTAAGAAGCAAAGAGCAGAGCGATGCTAGGCGCAATGAGTCAAGCTCAAGCAGAACAAGCACAACAAGCGGCACTTGGTGCGCAGTATGCTGGACTTGGCACTCAATTTGCAGGTCAAGCGCAAGGTCTTAGCGCGGCTCAACAGGCTCAGGCGTTACAGGCTATGCAAGCAGGTCAAGGCTTATTGGGTGGATCGCAAGCACTGCAGGCAGGACAGCAACAGCTTGGTATGGGTGCATTGATGGGTGCTTACTTGCCACAGCAACAACTTATTGGAGCATTAGCCCCAGGGCAAACTGCGGCGGCGCAACAGCAACAAGCACAACTTTATGGCGCAGGATTGTTTGGAGAGGCCAGAGCATCTGGAATCGACATGCTTCTTGCTTCTGCATTAGGCCAAGCAAATCTTGCTGGCGCACTGGGAAGCGGTTTATTAGGTGGCGCATTAGGCGGTGACTATAACATTGGGATTCCTAAGTTAGGTTAAGGAGATTAACAATGGCACGTTTTGGTAGAGATCTTGTTAGATCCTTAACACAGCCATCTTTTACTCAAGGTTTATTTGACGTGGGTGAAAAAATTGGCGGTCTTCCTGAAGCATCAAGGAAGAAAAAAGCAACAGAAGGTATGCTTAAAGAGCTTTCTGCGGCTCAAGCATCTGGTAATACATCAGCACTTGCTGATATTTATGAGCGATTAGGTACGGAATCTGGCGATCCGCAGTACACATTGCATGCGGCTTCTTTGCGTAACAATCAACGCATAAACAATGTTCAAATTGAAATTACTCAGGACATTGAAAAACTTAATGACCCAGCACTATCAGATACTCAGCGTGCAGTTATTGAAGGGCGAGTAAAAGCCAATGCAGTTGCTCTTAATGACCCTCAAATTTTAAGCAATACGCTATCAAGTATTTCCAGTGCAAGATCAACAAGCCGATCTGATACAAAAATTGCGGCAACAGAAGCTGTGTCATCTGGAATGACGCGAAAAGAGTTTATTAAAACCTATGGTTCAGAAGATGCTATTCAATACGATATTGCAAAAGCCCAATCATTAAACGCAAAAGCATCTATTAAAGCTTCTGAAGATGCAGTAGTAGACGCTAATTTTGCAGAAGCAATGCAGGAACTTTCTAATCGTTTTGACATGATAATGGCCAGACCAACTGAGTTTATAGATCAACAAGCGGCTATTGATGTGCAAAGAGAAATGGTTGATCTTGCTCAAAAAGCAGGAAAGCCTGTTGGTGAATACACAGAAATTTTTTCAACGCGATTTCAACAAAAAGTAACTGATGAAATAGATGCAGTAAATCAAGCTGAAGAGTTTAAGCGTGCTGAAGGATTGCGATGGGCAGACTCTACCATTAACGCAATAATAAGATCAGGCTCAGAAGATCCTCTTGCAACTCTTTCAAGCCGCATGGAGTCAGTAACAGATCCTCAAGTCCGGGCTCTTTACGATGAGCACCTTACTTATATTGCTAACACTGTCAAAGACAGTCTTCAGACACGCGAAGAAATAGCTGAGTCATTTAAAACTGGTGATCTTTCAGCTACAGCGGTTGATTTCTTAACTGATCCTGCAAACGCTAGTTATTTTGAGGGATTAGACTCTGTTGAGAATGCGTTTGAACGCTTTAAGAAACTTAACAAAAAAGCAAATGATGGCGGTACTTTAGACCCTAATGACCGAAGAGAAAGAAGAGAAGCCGTAAAGTTAATTAATGAAGAGGTAGCAAAAGCTAGGAATGCTAGAAGAAAACAGGAGCTGTCTGAGCCTGTTGCTGAGCTTAATGCTGAAAAAGCTGTTAGCAACTATCTAAATGGTTTAAGAGAATTTAGAGCTGGCACAGTAGCTAAATTCTTTGGCGGTCAGTCTGTTTATGATGCTGTTGAAAAATCAGCTAATGAAGACGGAGAGTTGCATAAACGTGTTTTAGGAGCTTTAAAACGCGAGTTTATGTTGCAACCAAATGTTCCTGCTCAAAGACAATTTGAAATTATCAAAGAAGTTGTTGAGGAGATGGGGGTTGAAACGCCGGGAGAAGAAGGATTTCAAGCTAGATATCAGCAGGGAATAGAAAATCGTGAAGAGATTCAAATGCTCGTTAATGAAAAGTTAAAGCTGTTAAATCCTAAAGAAGCTGATGAAACAACAAGCGCATACAATCAACGTATACAAGAGCTATCTGAAAACAAAGAAAAAGTTCAAGAAGCCGCGCTTGCCGCTGAAGAAGATCTTATTAATATGGAACAGGCAGACATTGCTGAACGTCGCCAATTAATTGCTATAGCGCGATCTAGTGGATACAGATAAGTAAAAGGTTTCTTATGGTTGATTCTTCTGAGTTATTGAAAGCTATTTACAATGACCGATCAATGTATCGGCGTGATGGCAGTAAAAAATCTGCAAAAGGATATCTTGGCCCTATAAAAAACAAAGTCACTGGCGGCACAATGACTGAGTTTTCTGTTGGTATTGAAATTGATGGAGAAGAAGTTGAGGTTCCAGCAATGGTTCCTACGCTTTCTTCTTCTGAAATTGAATATATGCAAGAAATGGAACCCGGAAAAGGCTGGGATATGTCTAATCCGGTTGCGCGATCAATTGTTAAAAAAGCAAAAGATCATGCTCAAAAACGATTATCTGAAGGTAAAAGCGTCTACTACCAAGACTCAGAAAATGAAAAACCTACCTCTTACCAAGATCTTCTTAATAAAGCGTATGAAAATCGCAAGAAACGAAAACAAGAGCGTATAAAAGGCACGGGCAGATCTATCTTGCAAGGCGCTACATTTGGCTTTGCTGACGAACTCGAAGCTATGATTATGGCCAGCGGTAAACCTGAAGGCGATTATGACGAAGAATTAAAACGAATTAGAGCAGAACAAAAACGTTTTGAGCAACTTGAGCCCGGTCGAGCTATAGGTTCTGAGCTTGCAGGTGCAATACCCGGTGGAATTTTTGCTGTACCTAAATTGTTAGGTAAAGCAGGGATTAAAAGCACTGCTAAACAAGCTGGTATTGAAGGTGCTGTATATGGCTTTGGTGCTGGCGAAGGATTCGAAGAAAGGCTAGGGGGCGCAACTGTTGGTGGTCTTGGTGGTTTTGCTATCGGCAAGGTGTTAAGCGTTGCGACAATGCCATCGTCCTCTGGCGGGTTACGTACTCAATCAGATGAAATTGCTGATATGTCTCTTGACCCAGAAAATCTTGCGGCTACCCAAGCAATACAAAGAGTCCAAGCTGATGAGGTGTTTACCGAAGTAGATACACCTAAGTACACACGCAAACCTTTATCGGATGCTAAGACGTTTGGTGAGTTTTGGGAAAGTGCTACGGGCGCACTAACTAACTTTTATAACGACAAAGTTACAGGCGTATCGGATGAGTTGATGCGTGTTGTTAGCCCGCAGATTGGCGCTAGATTCCAACGTGCTGACGAAACAGCTTTGCGGAATGTTAATAAATCCCTGGGTAATTTAGCTGAAGCGTTAGTACCAGTAGTCAAAACTATCAATAACAGCACAAGAGCAAAGGGCGCATTACTTGACTACGGTGCTGGAAAGCTTGGAAAAACTAGAGAGACATCGCTTGCTCGGCTAGAAAAAGAGCTATCCAAAGATCTTAACACTCAGCAGATGAATACTTTAAAAGCTTATCTTAAGGTGAGTTTTGAAAAAAACAGCGCCTTAAACAAGAAAGTATTTGGCAGTGAGTTTTCTGATGAGATTACCTATTTACATACGCGCAACAACAAGTTTATTAGCAAGCTAAAAGAAGACGGCCTTTCTGATTCTGAGATAGAAAAAATGTTTGGTGATAGGGCATACGAGCCAAGAACTCGTGGGTCATACGTAGACAAGAAAGGCAACGTTCCAGATCCATCAGAGTACGACAACCCAATTATTACAGATATGCAACGCCTGTTTAAAATGGAGCGACTGGCTCAGTTGCAAGATAAGTTTGGTGTTGACATCAACGTTATTGCTAGACGGCCCGGGCAAAAGGCACTTAGCCCAGAAGAGTTTATGGACGCCTTGTTCTACTCATTTACTCAGCGTGGCATTAGTAATGACGGCGCTCAGTATGCAGTCAACAAGATTACTGACTCAATTATGGGACAGCAGAAGACGCCGCACCCGTTGATTCAGGCGGCTAACTCTGGCGCATATGCTACCACTCTAGCTGGTCCACTATCTGCCATTCTGAACTTAGCGGACATACCACTTGTTGGTGCTAAGTATGGTGGTCGTGCAGTGCTTGAAGGCTTGCAAGTATTAAAGCCATTTAAGTCGGTTCCTAATCCCGATCTTAAAAAGCTGGGTCTTGACAACCAAACCTTTGGTGAATTTGTTAACAAGACAAATGAGCTTGCAGATAGTAATCAAGGATTTATGGCACGTTCTGCCGAGCTAATGCGTAATGGTACAGACTTTTTAATGAAAGGGTCGGGCTTTGCCGCACTAGATATGGTTGGCAAAAAAGGCGTAATGCGTGGTGTGTTGCGTAGCGCAGTTGATGATGCAGAAGCTGGAAATCTTGCAAAGAACTGGAGTTTTTACTTTAACGATGCCGAGCTTTCTGTTCTTGAGCGTGAGTTTAAACGACATGGAACTGACTGGACTAAGTACAAAGGCAAAGGATCTGAGCTTGCTGAGGAGCTAATGTTTGCTGGCTTAGGTCAACAGCAGTTAATTAGTGCGGCGGGTCGTCCTGCGGCATGGGCAAGGAACCCGAACCTTCGTCCGTTGTGGGCACTGCGTGGCTTTGTGGTTAAACAGCAGGCGCTGGCTCTGCGTGAAGTAGTCGGCAATATTAAAGCTGGTAAGCCAGAAGAGGCGGCTAAGTTCCTTGGGCGTTATGCTATGTATGGTGCAGGTGGTTATGCTGTCATCAATGAAATACGACAGGGCATTTTTGGTGATGGCGATATGTCTATTAGTGGATTGATTCGCGGATACGGCGATGCCTGGGCAAGTTTGTTAACAGCCAATACGCTGGGACTTAATGATTACCAGTATGGTCAGATAAAAGAAAACGGCATTTTGTATACGCTTGCTGAAGGCTCGCTTCCAATCATTATTGATAGACCAATAGATATTGGTCAGACAGTAGTTGAAGCATTAGAAGGTGAGCGGCCACCTCAGGCGGTTCTTACTGAGCTTCCAATTGTTAAACAGACTGCTCGGTTTGGAGAGCGTGCCGCTGGTAAGCTAGGAGCTACTGACATCGAGGGGATGATGTCCGAACTCCTCCGTCAAAGAAATCCTAATCCCAACTAGTAAACTCTAACCATCCTGCTACACCCGAGGCTCGTTCGTTCTCCATACGTTCGGCCTCGGCTTTGTAGTGCTTAGATATTTCTTTCTGCTCTTTGTTCATACGCTTGCCTAGCGTTATGTCTTCGGCTTTCTCTCGCAGTATCTCAAGCGCACCTCCGCCATAGGTGTCAATATAATGACGATAAAAGTAATCAGGGTTACTGCCATATTTCTGGTGACAGCCGTAACAATGTGCAAAAGCATTCATGCCATCGTAGCGGATACCCTTCTTTGCTCGCGTAAAGTAATGAGAGCAGTGTAATCCTGTGCTGTTTGACTCGTACTGTACGCCACACCCTTGGCACTTAAAGTCGTTACGCAGTCTGACGCATCGGCTAAACCAGTGGTCTGCGGCTGTTCTTTTTAATCTCACTTTAGTTGATCCTTTAGTTGTTGAGGAAAAGGTACATATACGCTCTTGTGCTCTGAGAGCCACCTAATTAGCACCTCAGCGGCTTCTGATAGCTCCGCAGGGGTAACCTTAGCAGTAGACTGTTTGTCGTACATAGACTTTATGATGGGCTTGTAGAGGGTTTCTTTTACTAGCACCTCGGTAAAGGGTATCTCCAGCTTGTCACTAAATGGATGACGCACCCAATAACCCGCATTGTTTAACTCTTCAGCTATCTGCCGAAACCACAGATGCATAGCGTTGTTCTGTCGATCACTGCGTGTAGCGTCTTTAATGTAGTACAGGATGCTTTTGCCTTGCTCATATTGAGTAAGAACAAAGTCGATAAAGAAGTTAGCTTTGTCTTTGTTATCAACTAGCCATCTATGTGAGGTATCTGTCATTTGTATACTCGTAGTCTTGTGGTGTTAGTTCGGGTAGGCAGGTTGCATCACAATCGTCAGAGACTTGATAGCGTGTGCGAAAGAACCCTTCGTGCTGTGGATACACTTTCATAAATCGGCGTGAGTAAAATGCTGTGTAGTTGTTGTTGATCTTAAAAGATATAGAGCCATCACTACCTGCATCTTTCTCCCAGCGAATACGCTCGATAACGCTTTGAGCTGAATAGGTTTTATAACCGCGATTTATCATTTCAACCGAGAATCTAACAAACAAGTCCCACACTTCTGGATGCTCTTCATGAAATCTGGTTACTTGCTCTCGCATTTCTTCTAGTCTTGTCTTCACTTTACTCTCCTTCAGTTTGCCCAGCTTGCCCAGTTTGCCCAGCTGACCCCCTAATGCCCACGTTTAGGGGGCGGGTTGTCGCGTTGAGCGGGCTAATGCGACAAAGGTGGGGGTCTAAACTGGGGCATTAGCGGCTCACGGGGCATTCTGGGCATTCTATTTTGGTCTTCTTGCAAGCTGATCTTTGTACATTTCATAGTCTGAAGGATCTGAATCATGAATTTCTGCTATGCGATAAATCCAATTAAGGGTATGAGAGTCAGCAATACTTCTAGAAAAATGACCCCACATTAATCCGGCTTCTTTTGCGGCATTAGAATAAAGATCATCAAGGGACATATCAGGATCTCCCTCTCTCAATACGTCAATTGCCTTTAAGTAAAACTTAAGCTTTTCTTCCCTGTAGCCTTGATAGTCACTCATACTTCTCTCCTTACATTGGATTCCATCGGTAATACTTCTTGCCATGTGCACCTCTACGCTCAAGCTTGAGGTTGTTTCCTTTAAGCAAATCAATACAACTGCGTAGCATCTTGCGTGAGCAACCGTTCGGGTTGACTTCAGAGTCGTTAAGCAACTCAAACAAGTCTGCCTGCGACCATGCTTTACCGCTCTTAAACATGACGCTACTCAATAAGATGTACTCGTCTTCATATTTTGCCTGGGCTTTGTTGATGTTGATCTGTGCGCGTTGCTTTTCTTTAAGCTCAGTGATGTCGTCGGAACTCATAAACTCAACAGAATCTACAGACTCCTCATAGTTGACTACAGCACTGGTCTGCTTGTATTTGAATCCGCCTTCAAAGCTAATCTGGCTACGATCCTTTTCATTGATTACTAACAGTTCTTGATGGGCGGCAAATTTATCGTTCACTGGGTCAAGGCCAAACATATTGTCTACGTCAGCCTTGAGGTCACCTACGCCTTCATAGACCAGTCGACCGTCCATGCTTCTGTGCTTATTGCAGTGGCCTAGTAGTACGACC